TCGCTAGTGCACCTATGCTTTCTGGAGGGTTCATCATAGCTACATACTCACTTTAGGTGAGCCATGACCAAGTATTTCGTCCATGACACCTCGCATATCGCCACTATCAACTTTCATGACTTTGACCTTAACATCACCATCCATATGTTCTTCTTCCATTTCTTCTTCAGGCATAATCATTTCCTGATGACAAAGTAACAAGAAGTTGACCACTTGCTCGTCAGTCATGTCTAATCCTTCAGAGTCATGTGCAAAACCCATCTTTTCCATAAACAATGCTGCATTGTCCTCCATGTTTCCTACTGTGATATCAGCCATACTTTTCTCCTTTTAAATATTTGACCAAGAGCATAGCAAATCCCTTCGCCAATCGTTTTAGTTATTTTCATAGCTTTATTGTTAGTGCCATGCCTTCCTTTAGATAAATCATATGCCATTTGTTTTGCCCAAGTAAGAGCAATAGGTTTAATAATTTTATATATTATACCTTTTTTTATTATTTGTTTTGCTAATGGCTTACCCCATAAAGCATAGCCACGATATATAGCTGGGTGTACTTTTCTTCCATAGAGCTTATCATATTTGTATATATAATTTTTCATATCACCCATATTATATAAAGCACTACAAATAAATGTACTATCATCTGAAGATTGTGCTTGATCATCACTAAATGTATTTGATAAATCTTTATTGCCTGTTGTGTCTGTAATTGATGTTTGTTCACTTGTTTGTTCACTACCACCTAATCCTGTTGGTCCTTTTTCACCTACACCTTCAGATTTACCAAAACCTAAAAATACCCCTGTACTGCCTTTGTAACCTGCACCAGTTGCTCCACCAAGATCACCAGTTACACCTACACCCATCGGAGTATTGTTACGAGTTGAAAAGTTTTGTTTAGGAGTTGTAAGATCAACTGTTTTTGTATTTTCAAAAGCATTGTTAAATCTTGATCTGTCTCCCATAGGAGTAAGATTAGTCCTTGATACAGGAGAAACACCTAAGTTTTTACCAAAGTTATATGAATAAGCATCATATTCAGGATTATCTACTCTGCCATCTCTGTTCATGTCTGCTCTTTCTCTCATAGTGTCTAAAGATGATTTTCCACTTATAAAAGATGGTAATGAAGATTTAGCAATACTTGAAAAAATATTTTGATTAGGATTAACTACTTTACTTGCAAGATTCTCATTATATGTTCCCCTAGTAATATTAGCTAATGAACCTAAATTACTTGCGATTGGACTATTCATAATTGCAGTAACACCTGTTGTAACTGCACTAGGTATGTTTAAACCCATGCCACCAAGATTAAAAGTATTAACACCTGTAACTGCATTTCGTAATGAGTTTTGTTCGCTTTGATTTAAAAGACCTGATGGTTCTGCCATTTATACCTCTATGTACTTGGTGCATTAGTTGGTGTTATACGATCCATTGGATTGAAAGTTCTATCTGCACCCAATGATGGTGGCACATTTGCCGGTCTAGGCATAGGTAAAGCACCCATTGCTGGTGTTGTCGCACCACCTCCTGTACCACCTGTCCTGCTTCTGATCTCATTGACTTTGTTTTGTAGATACATAGCCATGTCATTTTGATTCATACCTGCACCTGCTACTGCTCCTGTACCACCTACTGTTGGGATTGATGGATTACCAGAAGCTGGGGAGGAGCCTGTCTTTGGCAATCCACCAAACTCTTGTGGCTTGATTGCTGCACCTGTTCCCATTCTTGTCAATTCATCAGGTGTCATTGATGCACCTGTCTGTCTTTCAAGTTGATCCTTTTTCGCAGTTGCCATAATTTCTATAATCATGTCCTCTGGTATACCTCTTTCCATCAGACTTCTGTACATCTCTCGTTCTTCAGCATCCATCATCGGCACTTCACTTTTCATGGCTTCTATTTCTGCTGGTGTCATCATTTTAGTTTCACCATCTATTTCTATAGACATTGGTGTGTTATCTTCAGCCATTTTTAATAATCTCCTGTTGTACTTTCAAATTATTTTTTTCTCTTTCCATTTGTAAATCTAATTCTAGCTTCTGAACTTTAGCTTGTAAATCAGCATTTAATTTTGCCTGTTCTATATCTAAGTCTTGTTTAGCTTCAGCTTGTTTAATATCCATGTTTTGCTTGGCTTTTGCCATGTCTGACTGTATCTGTGCATCTGTCCTTGCTTTAAGTGCCTGTGCTTCAAGCTGTGCTAATTGTGCAGCATATTGTAGTGGGTTTTGCTGTTGTTGTCCCTGCATAGCCATTAATGGTTTGATTGCTTCCATCTGTGGTGCTTGTGCAACTACTTGTGCAGCTTTTTGACTAATGATCATATCTAGTTGAGGATCAATGTCGTTAAATTTAAACTTTGGATCACGAAGATTAGGTATATCTGGCAAGTTCATATTGATGCTAGATTGCATTCTTTGACGATACAATAAGGCAATATGCTCTGCTATGTGTGCAACTAATATTGGTATTAAACCTTTCGCACCTTGATTACCACCAAGTGATGGGTCTTGAAGAAACTGCATATGAACTGCTATATGACTTTCATGGTCTTGTTCTGGAAATGCTCTTATAGGTTTTCCATACATAACTGACATATTTTCATCAATTGGATCAAGTCTGACTGCTTCTTCTGGCTTTTTTAATATTTCATCAATGTTGTTTATTCTTATTGACTCAAGCATTCTTTTATTTGCTTCGTACATATCGTAAAGCTGTGGATTACTTGATGCCATTTGCAATATGGCTTGTCCCTGTGCAATCCTTTGTGCTGTGCTGAATATGTTAGGATCACTTACAGGCACAATATCAATCCTGTCGTCAAAGTCTTTTGCAAAAATAAATTTACTTGAACCGGCTGATGCAAAATCTATTTTATCAGGTAAGTAAATTGCATTTAACTTCGCAAGTAATTTGAACTCCTGACCTTGTGAATAATGTAATCTTTTGTGTATTGCTGAAAATGCTTTACTACCCTGTTCTATAAGTGCAACTGTTGAACCTACTGGAGCATTTGGATTTACATCTCCTACATTTAAATCTGCTGTACTTGCAAATCTTTTACCAGCATCAGTAATCGCATTCATTAAATTAAATAATGTGGCACTTGGTTCTTTAAAAGGTAAAGGCATGATAGCTTTATTAACATCGTCTACAGTAGCATCAAGATCAGCAAACTCTCCCGGATTTATTTGCATTTCGCCACCGGTAACTCTACCTTTTAATTTGAATCCACCCTGCATATTCGCAAATGCAGCACTATCCAATAATGCTCTTAAACTACCTGTTGCAGCTTTTCCTAGTCCACCAATCATATGGTAAAGACCAAAGCCATAGAAACCTGTACTTGGTAAAAACTTATAACTTACAAACCAGTCCCTGCGTTTTTTCTGCTCATCTTCTTCTTCCCAGTTTCTACGAATGGCAACTATCTTTTCAGCATCATAGTCTATTGTAATTACATATGGTAAAGCTACAGCATCTTCGTCTTTATTATCCTCAACACCATCTATGCCATCAAACATTTCATATGAATGTACTTCAAGCAAAGTCATTACTTGATCTGATGAATCGCCATAGGGATCAACACCTTCAATATTGCTACCTATATCACCAGAAGGATCAATGTCCTCTGATGCGTATTTGCTTGGTAGATAATGACCAGCTTCAACATATTTGTTGAACTCGTTTTTTGGCATTCTTATTACATGGGTGTATCTTGGTGCTGTGTATAAGTCTTTACTGTCTGGAGAAACAACAAAGTCCTCTGCTTTCACGAATTGAGAACACTGCCTATCCAAACTTGCATCCCACCATACCTTTTTAAATGTATGTCCAATAAGTGGCAGTTGAAACAACATCTGGTCTAGATCAGGAAAATACTCAGGCATCTGCTGAGTTATCTGATAGTTCATAAAGTCTTTTACACGTCTTGCCTGTTCTTCTTTTTCCTCATCAGGCTCACCAATTATAACAGTCTTGACTGGTCCACCAGATGGATATAATTCTGCTATTGCTCTTGCATTGAATTGAGTTGCAGCTTCAGCAATCATTGGGTGTACTACTGTACTTAAACCTCTTGTTGCTCTTTGGTTTTCTTCTTCATCTTGTCCCCCATTAGGATCAAGAGTTTCAAGACCTTGTTTGTATCTGTATTCCCACTGTGCTCTAGCTTCTTTGTCTGACTCATAGCTTTTGATTAGTGTACTTGTTGTGCTGTTCAGTTCGTTTTCATCTATGCTTTCTGCTAGATTTTCTTCAAATGTGGAATCTCTTTCTGGTATATCATCTAGTGCCGGATCACCAACAAGCACTTCATCATCATTTAATTGTTCAACTTGGAAATCATCTGAAGGCATTGATTCAGCGAATGGAATTACTTTGGGTTGTCTAGCCATAGAATGTTATCCTCTTCCCTTCTTGTTGGTCATCTTCATCGTAATCTGTTGAATGAGTTATAAACCAACCTTTTCTTAATCTTAACCATGCCTGTGTACATGTATCTACTATATCATCATTATCCCCAGCTGGAAAGACCGAACATATATCAATTAAATTTTTAGCCCATTTTTTGCCTTTTGGATAGTAAATTCTACCATCTTCCAGTAATGCACTACTTGCATGTGCTCTTGCAATCTTGTCCCTATCTGGATTGTAGGCTAAAACTGGCACTCCTGCCATCCTTAAATCTTGCAATAAACTTTGTCCACTTGCTTTCTTTTCTATTAAAACTGCATCTGGTTGCCAATCTTCAAATGCTTCTTGTGCTAACTTTCTTAATTCTGGATATGAAACTCTATCGTACCACATCTCTATAACCATAGCATTGACTTGACCATTTTCTCTAAATATTCCCCATGTTGTTCTAGCACTATAACTGCTTGTTTCTTTTGTGCTGAATGCAGTATCGTAGCTTTGAACTATGTATTCTATATCTGGTAAAGCATCTTTTTCCCATGGCACCCACCATTCTGCCTTTAATATTCCACCTCCTTTGGGCATAGGTCTCTGTTGCAACTGACCGGCACTTGCGTATGTACCCAAACTTTTTTCCAGAGTATTAAGAGTTTTCTCATCAACCCTCTTCTTCCACAGCAACTCTCCCTCTTTTTTTCTTGGATCAATAAAGCCAAGCGATGATCTAGTGGGCGTGGGGTGTTTCTTTTCATATCTTGCAGGTAAACATAAATGATCCCAAGCATTATATTCATTCCCTAATATATGACCTGTTAAATCGCTTTCATGCACTCTTTGCATAATGATAATAAATGCACCAGTTTTTGGGTCATTCAATCTGGTTTGCATAGCTTGATCCCACCATTCTAGCACACCTTCCCTAACTTTACTAGACTCAGCTTCCCTGACGTTGTGAGGATCATCAATAACAATAATGTCTCCACCCTCACCAGTTAATGCTCCATCTACTGATGTTGCTATCCTTTGACCATTTTTATCGTTTTCAAATCTTTGTTTCTGGTTTTGGTCTGTTGTTAAATTAAACATATCACCAAAGTATGTCTGATACCATTTGCTATCTATTAATCTTCTGCATTTAACACTATCCCTTATAGATAATGAACCAGCATAACTGGCATATAGAAATCTTTTGTCCGGCTGTATAGTCCAAGTCCATGCCGGTAATGCAACTGCGACTGATATTGATTTCATATGTCTTGGAGGTACATTTATGATTAATCTTTTAATATCACCATGCACTACTGCTTGAAGATGCTCTGATATTGCATCAATATGCCAGTTATCATAAAACTCTCTTGCCGGTTCTATTGCTTGCCAACTATTCTTTGTAAAATCTTTTAGCGACCTTTTCATCTTCTCTGACCTCACGTTGGTCAATGAGTGCAGATTCAAGTGCTCTTTCAATAAGGTTGAGGTCATTGTTACTTACCCTTGTTAAATCTAATACATGTCTGTTTTCAACTATAGTTTCTTTCTCTGTTTTATCTTGCCAACCAGCTTGATTCTTAAGATAGAAAATCATAGCTGTGTTATCACCCTCTCTTGCTTTATTGAACAGTGCATTAGTGATTGTAGCTATGCCTTTGTCTTTACCTCTTTTTATAGCATCCGAAAACTCCGAAAATCTACTCTTTTTATCATACAATGTAGTTTCACTCATACCAAGCACAGAA